GGACAATTGCCACGGCCTGCTTGGGACTCTTGACCACTTTGCCGCCTTTGCCAGAGTGCAATGTGCCAGCCTTGTACTCGCCCATCACCTTGCCAACCTTCTTTGCTGCCTTTGTCATCTTCATCATGTACCCCTTAAACGATCTCAGTCACAGAAAATATGGTTGCGACAGGCGCAATCACGGCGATCTTGTCACCACCACTGACCTCAATGTACTCAACCTTGTTGATGGGCAACTGAGTAGATGTGCTATTTGATGCAGTCGGATTTGAGCCAACCTGATAGTGCAAGTGAGATGTGCCAGCGTTGGCAATACGCACAATGGTGGTCTGCGCTCCGAAGGCGGCAGACTGCTGGCTTGTTATGGTGACAGTAATCACCTGACTCGCGCCATGCTTGCCAAATATGCAAACCTTGCCAGTGTCATCGCGGGTTAATTTAGACATCTCAGCCCCTTATGAAATCTGCGTCACAGACACATCGGTGGCAACAGCACCACGAATAAATGCAATCTTGTCGCCGCCAGTGACTTCAACATACTCAATGGCGTTAACAGGCAGCATCGCGCTGGTGGTCAAAGTCGCTGTCGGGTTTGCGCCAACAGTGAAAAAGGCTGGCGCGGCATTGGTATTTGCCAAACGCACAATGGTGCAGTTGGCCGCCACAGCAGTAGACTGACCAGTGGTAGCGCCAACAGTAATCACCTGAGTTGTACCCATCTTGCCAAATGTCGCTATCTGACCGTTGTCATCTCTCGTCAACTTGCTCATACAAATCCCCTTTAAAGAATTAAGCGTTGGTGCAGGGAGTTCTGAGGAAAATCCCACTTAGAAATTTATAACCCAGTTACTCCGCACCAACACGGCTGGAGACTGCGGCCCTAGGTTAATGGCGTTCTAGACCGCCCCCTCAGCAGATTAAGCAATCCCCATGCGTGTTGACGCATAACGCAATTATGCAACCCTTGAGAGGTTTCTTTTCAACGGTTGCGCCCAGTTGTTGCCAGCCTTCGATCCCATCATGCCAATCACCGCATCTGATGCAAAGGTCAAACAGAAAGCATCAGCCTTGTCAGGTGAGGCCAAACCCCGCTTTTTGATCTCATCTTTGCTCTCAATCTGAATCTTTCCGTTGCTCGTAAACATATAACGCACGGTGGCCAACTCAGCAATCAGCAGCTCATCCTTTGGCAACCGACAGTCACGCTGCTCCAACCACGCCTTGGCCTTGTACCAAAGTTCAGCCTTCAGATTGCGGTAAGTACCGCCCATGGCCGGTGACTCCGCGACATTAATGCCTCTGGCCGGCAGCTTCAACTCCCGCAGACGGTCAACCACGCCAGCGCCAAGACCAATGCTGTCCACCAGTATCTCGGTTGGACGGTCGCTTGGCGCCAAAGCCTCGTACTCGGCCACCACCGCACCGGTCAACTGCATCAGGTCTAAGTTCTTCCATGTCTTGATCGGCTCTGTCACCGCGTTCCCACGGCGTTTGCACAGCGCCGAACGGTCAGAGCCAAAGCGTGCCACATCCAAGCCCCAGACCAGTGGCGCGTAAGGCGAGGCCACCACATCCCGATTCATCGCCAAGTCCAACAACTCCATCGGTATCACCGTGTCTTCGTCAGACTTTGGAAACTCACCCAGCACGCGGATTCGGTAGGCGTTGGACTCCTCACCGTACCGCGACTTCATCTCCTCGATGTACGCCTCGCTCACCCTCGGCGAGTCGGCGCAGGACACCTTCATCGTCACCCAATCTCCCGCCAATCGGTTATGCGTGTCGTAGAAGAATCCGCTGGAACGCACAGGGTTTCCCAGTAGTAGCGTGACGGCGTTGTGGCCGGACATTGATCCAGATGCCGCCTCGAACACCTTCTCAGGTATACCGGATGCCTCATCTCCCACCAGCATCACATGATCGCTGTGGACACCCTGCAAGGCTTCGGGCTGCTCGGCACGCGATGTACGCGCTGAGATAAACGCCTCCTCGTTTGCGCCAATCACCTCAATACGGTCCTGTTTCACATCCAACATATCGGCCAGCATTGGCGGCAGCACCTTTACCCAACGCTTAACCTCGGCAAACAAGGCATCGTAGAGCTGGCTGCTGGTGGGCGCTGTCACCACCACCTTGACCGGAAAGCGCAGCAGCAGATACCAGATCATCGCCCAGGCACTAGCCGTGGACTTGCCGACACCGTGGCCCGATCTCACGCTGATGCGTCTGCTGCCTGACGCGATGTGATTCAAGAATTCCACTTGCCAAGGGTCAGGCTCGGTGTTAAGGACTTCCTTAACAAACAGGACAGGGTTATTCTTGTACAGCTTGACGAATTCGACAAAAGGGTTATTCGTCAGCAAGTCCTCGGAATTTTTTTTCGGGACGCGCTTTTTCGCGGTGGGGGTGGTGGGGGTCGGGTCAGTCATTTCGGTAGGTGTTCGGTTGCGTCATCAACCGCCCCCGCCGCAAATCGCAAGGGGGGGGCATCGCGCCGCGCCAGCCAGCAGGCCGGTCACCGCGGCCACTTGACAGTTGATTCTGCCTGTGGATATCTTTTCAGCGTAAGTCATTGATTCATATGCTTTCTTACAGATTGCTTACAATATCCATTTAACACGATGTCCATTATGTTAAGTCAAATGTGGATAACTGGCCTGTTTCTGCTCGTTTTGCAGGCGCTTTGCAGTTATGCACAGGCCAATGTGCTCAACCATTGCGATTTTCTGTGGATAAGTCATCAACAACCTCGACATGGCGCAGTGCCGCCATGCGTAGGTCTTGGATGTTGATGTTTACCGAGGCGGCTTTTTGTAAGCCATAAGTCTTCTGATCCCACCTTTCGGCCAGCCATTGCCTAGTTCGGATGCGCTGGACATCGCGCTGCGGGTTGCTGTCGGCCATGCTGTCAGCAATGTCCAGAGTCTCCACCGCGAGTTTATCGGCGGCTTTCGCGCGCGCACGCGCAATTATAGAGGGATCGGTATCTTCGATCCATTGCTCTAGCGCCCTGCGCCCGATACCGAGTTCATAGCAAATCTGCGTCTGCGACTTGCCAACCTCAAACATGGACACAATCATGTCATCGGGCAAATCCTCAAGCAATGCCATGTCTTCCCTGAATTTCGGCCTCCCTGCCACGCTCAGACCCGCTTTAAAGCTGTTTTAACGCGCTGGACGATGTCCAGTACCTTTTGCTTGATCAAGTCCGCTAATCGCTTAATTTGTTCCATGTTTGTATTTCTCCGCTTGTTTGCTGTTGAATTTCATTTCTGGCTGACCGCCTTCAAATGCATGAAGATCGTTTTCTAAATCATCAAAGCCTGATTGTCCACCGAATTTCTCGTTTGCTTTGAAGCTGACCACCTTTGCTGTTGGATCAAACGTTTTGACAGCAATGACCTGCTGCACAAAGGGATCGTTGAAGATCACCTCCAACTCTTCCATGCTCCAAATACACTTGTTGTCCAGTTCCTGTCTCTCGCGCTGCATAGCCAGAGTCTCGTTGACCGTTCTGACAATCACCATAACCTGACCTGACTGCATCTCCCACTCAATCCTCGGAATGCTGTCGCTGGCTGGACTCATGCCTTGATCGGCTGCCCACTGATCGAGCACTGCATACGCTCGGACCATTCCCGCCAAACTGGAATCAAACTTCGCACGATCCTTTGCGCCAATCGCTTGGTGCAATCTGCTGTTCTGAATCCAGAATTTCTCTCTGAGTTCACTGTCTACTAAAGTAATCAGTCGATTTTCTCCCCATTTCCTGTCGCTGACCGCTTTGGCGGCCTCCAACTCCACCAACTTGGATTGAACATAAACCGTCCACGCATCTGCCTGTGGACTTGGACTCACCGCCACTGGATGCTGTCTTGAGCTTTTCTTTGTTGCCATCTTTTTTATCCTTGTCTAAATTTACTGAAGCAGCCGTCAGAACAATCAGAAACTACGAGTCTTATAGACTCTCGTTTCCGATTCTGATTTCTGATCATCTGAAGCGTCTGATTTCTGATCGCTTCTGATCGCTTCTGATTGCTGATTGTTGAATTTGTAAGCCGCCTCACTTGCCATTTTTGTCAAAACATCTTGGTTAAGCCATGCGACTTTGCCGTGATGTCCACCCAATTTTTTAGTTTTAAGTCTCCCCTTTGCTGTCCAAATTGCGTTACTGATTTGCGTCTTTGTAGCGTCATAGGCACTGGCTTGTAGCGTCAATTCTTCTTTCCAGTCATCAATATTGACCACCTTCAGGCTTACGCCATCTATTACATCAGTGAATCCTTTGTTCTTAATTGCCCTATATAGTGCTGGCAACTCATATGGCTGCCATTTGCCACCATCTTTGTTGGCTGGTGGCTTTTTCTCAGTCATCTTTGTGTGATCTGTTTTGGCTGAATCTGACGCTTGCACCGCCAAGCTGGTCATTGGGTCACCGATTTGCAGTGATCCGGCTGGCGCTGCCAGTTCGACTTTGACCATCTCAAAGCCGTAGCGCGTCCCATCTTCACCGTCCTTTTGCTTGGCGGTTCTGATGATGCCCTTCATAGAATCCTCAAACCTGATCAACTCCAGTTCGGTATCCACAGCCCCTAAGAGCGCAGACGATCCCCGCATTCCCTTGGCTGAGTCCTTGCCGCTGTGATGCAGAATCATCAGCGCAGCGCCTTGCACGATCTGCTGTATGCGTCCACAGGTCACCACAAACTGCATCATGTCTGAGGCCGAGTTCTCATCTCCACCGCCAAACGCTCGCGCCAGCGTATCCACAACGATCAACTTAAAGTCCATGCCAGTTTCCATAACCAGCGTCTCTACGGCCACCATCAGCGCGTTGAAGTCCTCCACACTTGATCTGAGGTTTAGCTGGTGTCTGATCACATAGATTGGCGCACCGTCCTCTGTCTGATGGTGCTGCTTGCACGCCTTGATCCGCGCACCGACTCCCCCGAACCCTTCACCGGCTATATATAAAACAGCGCCGGATTCTGTGACTTCGTTGCCCATCCAAGTGCGGCCGGTGGCGATTGACTCGGCAATGTCCAGCGCGATAAAGGACTTGAATGAGCCTGGCGGTCCATATAAGGCGGTAAACGCGCCCACCGGAATCACACTGTGGATCAGCCACTTGACCGGCTCATCTTGTATCGAGTCCCAGTGCTCGATGGCGATTTGCTTTGTCGGCTTTGGTGGTGCTGCTGGCTCTGCCGCAAACTCATGTTCAATTTCTGCTGTTTTCTGTACATGATCCAGTTGATCTGTACACATTTCCTCGTTTTGTGTACATGACTTGGTAATTGGATTCAACCGTTCGGGCATCGTTAGCTGATCCAACGATGTGATGACGGTTGCCGCCTTGACCAGCGCCACCAGTTTATCCCTGCCGCCGCCCTCCTCGATGAATTCGTAGGCATCGTCCCCTTGGCCTTGCAGACCGAGGTCAACTACCTTGAGTGACTTGACGATGGGCAATATTGCCTCTGCCGCTTTGTAGGCATAGCCCCAGCCGGCCACATCGTTGTCGGGCAGGATGATCACTTGAGCGCCAGCAAAGTATTCTGTGATGGCGGCAGGCCAGCTTCCAGCGCCAGTGTGCGCGGTGCTGGCGATCATGCCAATTGACTTGATCGCGTCTGCCGCCTTCTCGCCTTCAACTAGGAAGATGTTTCTGCCTGCGGTCTTCGCGTCCAGCAGCGCGGGTAAGTTGTAGGGAACGATGCGTGCGTCTGACAGCGTGCTCTGCTTTCGGCCTGCCTCGTCAATCTTGTACAGACGGTATGTCTTGCCTGACTCCCCTACGCGCAGCCGCTGCTTAACGAATACCGGCTGACGGTCTTCATCGGTGTAAATCCACTCCTGCTGGAATTCCACCTTTGGGATTGGTCTGATGTTGGCGAGTGGGTCTGGTCTTTCCAAGAGTTCCGGTAGCAAGTTCAATGCTCTGATGGTGTGAAAGACATCCTCTTGGCTGCACCCACCATGACAGTGGAAGAGAGGCTTGCCCTCATCATTGATGTCGATGCTGAGTGATGGATTCTTGTCGCCGTTGCCTTTGCCGTGACTCGGTACAGGGCAACTCGCCACCCACTGACCGTTTGCTTTCTTTGCGTTGCCCAGCGTCTTGGCTATTTGTTCTGCTTGCATATTGCCTCTACTTGTTCGATGCGTTGTCCGATCCACGCCATCACAGGCACTGCCATGCTGTTGCCCAAGGCCTTGTACCTTGGACCGTCTGGCGTTGGCTTGCCCTTGGCTTGGATGTCGGTGTAGTTGTCGGGAAAGCCTTGGAGTCTCTCGCATTCCTTTGGCGTGAGTCGGCGCACTGCCATGGCTTGTTGAATTACTACTGCTTCATTTCCTTGTGTAGGACAATGGCATTGTTGTGTAAGAGCGCCAACGCCATGATCTTCGCGAACCTTACGGCCAGGAGACATTAAGTTCATTGACCATGCCGTTTGGGCGCTGGATGGAATAGGTTGCATCACGATAGGTTCATGCCCATGCGTTTCACGCCTAAGAGTTCCTGTCATGTCGTGCTCAATGTTCATCACGCTACCGCCTTGATCCATCAGGCAGATGGGTTGCGCCACGCCATGCTGATCAGCCTTAGTGAGACATGGTGCAATGTCATGCATCGGCTCTGTGGCGTTGCCGCCGTTCTCAGGCTTGCGTCCAATCCAGTTGCCAGGTATGCCGTAGGCTGGAATCAAGTCTTCTGTTTCAAAGTCGTAACGCTGGCCAGCGCCTCGTGTAAGGCACTTGGCAGGGTCTTCCCTCTTTTCTCTGCTCGGCGCAGGATTCCCTGACAGGCTGTGGCGCTCAAAAAGAACCGCTGCGGCACATCGCCAGTCTCCAAGGTATCCGACAACGAACACACGGCGGCGGCGCTGTGCCACTCCAAAGTATTGAGCGTCAAGCACCCTGTATGCGAACCCATACCCGCATTCTGCCAACCCTCCAAGGAAGCTGCCAAAGTCCCGTCCTCCATTGGAGGACAGAACGCCGGGGACGTTCTCCCAGACCAACCAGTTGGGGCTATGTTGTTTAGCAATGGCAAGATAGGTAAGCATGAGGTTGCCACGCGGGTCATCCAATCCTTTTCTGAGTCCTGCGACTGAGAATGATTGGCAGGGAGTTCCTCCAACGAGAAGATCGACATTTGATTCAATTGACCACTCCTTAAATTTCGTCATGTCGCCAAGGTTTGGCGTTTGTGGGTAGTGGTGCGCCAGCACCTGAGATGGAAACTTTTCGATCTCTGAATACGCTACTGCCTCCCATCCAAGGGGATGCCATGCTACTGTTGCCGCCTCAATACCACTGCAAAGTGAGAGATATTTCATGTTGTATTTTTTAGAGGAAAAAAAACCGCTGGTGCTACCCAGCGGTGCTTAAAGCCGATCAGTTAAAACATTTCGTCATCAGCCACTGCTGCGGCCATCACGCTCTTCGCTGGCGCTGGTGGTGCAACTGGTGCGGCAGCCGGAGCAGCAAATGGCGCAGAGTGATCCGCACCTTCAGCGTCCATGCCAGCGGGACGATCAATCCAACTGATGATTGCGAACGCTGGAATGCGCGTAGTGCCTTTACCGATCTTTTCCAGTTTAGAGCCAATGTATTCCAGCACAGGCAACTTGCCAGCATTGGCGGCTTGCTGTGCCGCGCACGCCTCGTATAGAGCTTGAAGCCCCATGTTAGGACCTACGCCGTTGGATGACCATTCCACCAAGCCGATTTCCTTGTTGTAAAACTTGATGATGAATCCACGCTTGTGATCCGGTGTTGGCTGTGCGCCTTTGCGTCCAAGCGTTGCATCGGCCTGCCAATCGCGGATACCTACACCGAGTTGTAGCCAGCCGGTTTGCACATCATTGATGTCGAACACAACCTTTTTGAGTTGGATTTCCTCGCCAAGATTGTTTGTCCAAGCGTTGGCTTGGGGAGAGAAGCGGATGTAGTTACCAGAGCCGCCAGCAGATGAGAGGTTTAGCATTTTGCGTTTTGCTTTCTAAAGTTCAGGGGTTGCATTATTGACTCAGACTGCGATCTCTCGCAAGTGTGAGTCCACTTGATATCTTGACCGTGAGATCGTCCAAGATAACTCTGTTTTCCTTTGGTAGCAGTTTCTCTGCTGCCGCTGGAGTAATTAGTGTCGTGTCGAATATTTGAATTCGGGTAAGTCCCAACTCGGCCAGCTTGTCGGCTGCCTTGTCGCCATCTAACCACTTGCGCGTTGCGCGTTTGGGTTGCAACTGCCAGCCTTGCAGCACCATGCCGTCCTTCTCCATGGACTGCAATGCGTGCTCTTTGACGGCCTCAATGAATTTCTCAACATGATTGGCTTTGTCCAGAATGGCGCTGATCTGATCCGGTGTGAGCGTCTTCATCACCTCTGCGATCTCTTCTTTGTCCAGCTTGGTGATGTCCTGTTGTTTGGCCACGACATCGAATTGCTGTTGCTGTTTAGGGCAAATGGTCTTCGCGTCACACCACTGACAAGCTGACTCAGACATATACAGAGGTGGATCATCGAGTTGGGTGGCGATCATTGCAGGCCGCAAGACTTTCTCTTCCCACTCCCACATATCGGCTGCTGTCATCACCAGTGTGCGAGGCTCGCCAGAGTAGGGCTGAACAATGGTGAGTTGAAATTCTTTTATCCAATCGCGGCTCATGCCCTGCGTGTAAGCCAGCGCGTATATCTTGAGCTGGGTAGAGTCCTCAGACACATAGCCCTTGCCGGTCTTGAGGTCTACGACATAAACAGTGCCTGCAAACATTGAGTAGCCAACAACATCGGCAGTGCCGCCAACCTCTATGTATTCTTTGCTCTGGTACTTAACCGGATACTCGACATTCATGCGCTCGGTCTTGACTTCAATGTGCCAAATCTCATTCAAGTAGTCCAAGGCCATCTGACAATCGTCAGCGTCCAGAGTCACGCCTTCAATAGTTTCACCAACAAACTTCATGGGGTCGGTGTCGAGTTGAAAGCAAGTCTCGGCCAGCGCGTGAATGGCTGTGCCACGCTGTGCGGCCTCACCTGATGGGCGTTGCGGTACTTGAGCGCAGAGCTTCACCGAGCCAGGACACGCTATCCAGCGCGATGAAGCTGACGGTCTTAACCTTCTTTGTTTGATTGCCATGTGTCTCTTTCTAGATGATGGTCATTGATGACCAGTTGATAAGCCAGTTGTCGCACCTCGTGGCTGACTGCATGGCCGAGGTCTTCCGGATCGAGGATGCGCTTGAGTAATACGATCTTGTCCTGATTGGCTTTGCGTTGCTGTTCCAGTTGAGTGCCAAGCCAGACGATGTGCTCACGCAATATCTGTCGTTCTTTATCCTGCATGGCGTGACCCCCAGTGGGCAATCAGCGCAGCGTCAGCGCGGCCATCGTCTTTGACTCGTTTGAATTGATCTTGATCTGATGGGAAGAGTTCCATGGCGCGAGCGCGGCTGGCATCCTTACCCTGTCCACGGCCAACGGCCTTCACCCAAGTCGCTGGCGGTACAAAGGTAACCGGCATCTTGAACGCGGCCAGAATGCCCTCAATCATGCCAAAGCTGCGGCCAAAGCTGAAGACACTTGTCACGCCTTGGCCCGCCATTGCTCCTACGCGCTCGCAGTAGGCATGACAGTCTCTGCCGGAGTACAGGTAGAGCATCTCGGCCAACTCGCTGGCGCTGACCTGTCGTTTGGCTTTGCCGTTGCGCTCAACCGTCATGGTTGGCATATCGAATATCTTGAGGCTCTCAGTCGAGATGATGGCGATTGCGCCAGAGAGACCAGGATCGATGCCAATGCTGTATTTGCTCATTTGACGGCCTCTTCCATGGCCTTGTTCAGTATGGTCATGCGTGCTGACACCAGCGCATTGGCGGCCTCATCCAAGCGAATGACGGTGCTGTAGAGTGGCTCTGTGATGCCGTTCTGCCAGCGACTGATCTGCGCCTGATTGATCTCTGACACGCGAGAGAGGTCAGACATCTTGAATCCGGCAGACTCCACCTTGTTTTTTATGTCCAGAATTGCTTGCTGTGCGATTTTCATGTCTAGAATGTTAACCATGTTTTGTGGAAAGCGTCAAGTGTACAGGCAAAAAAGGGGATCAGCGAACCGATCCCCAAAGGCAACTGCTGGAAGCATGAACCAGCAACCCACATTGTAGATGATAGAATACTTGACTAACTTGTAGGTGATTTGACAAGTTCGGTAAATGTGATATTATCAATTCCTCAATAACGCAACTCTAAGGAAAACGAAATGAACGCAACTTACCAAGCATATGCAGTATCTGACCTTTACGAAGCCGGTCTCGCTTGTGACGGTCACCCTTTCATCGCTGAAAAATACTATGTCCTGATTGAGAATGCAGCTGGTCGCCGCTTTCGTCACGAAAAAACTTTTCCTGGCGTAAAAGTTGTGGAGTGCGAAGAAACTGGCGAAGTTAATTTTGCTGATATTCGTGAGACTGCCAAGACAATCGTTGAAGATTTGGCCGCCAAAGTTAATGCAACCTTGGCATCAGGTAAAGCCTTGACAGCATCATGCTGGTTTGAAGTCGATCCAGCTTACGGCTCTGACGCTTACATCGATCAAGGTACAGAGTCAAAGCGCTTTTTTGAAGAGAGAGCCGCAGCTTAATCAACCCAAGGGGGCATCGTCCCCCATCTTTAAGGAGTCCTATGAACCACACACAACACGCATTCACGGTAGAGGCACACCGCAAGCTGTCCAAACGCGCAGAGGCTGCTCTGGACTATCTGCTGTGCCTTGTCATTGGCGTTGGCTTGGCCGCACTGCTCGTAGCATGGTGGTCATCGTGAACAACCCACCAGCATTTCCAACAAGCCATGAAGAGCCAGACGATTACAACGGCCACAACAACAGCAAAAAAACCGTGATAGACCAAGGCATGACATTGCGTGACTACTTTGCGGCAAAGGCTTTGCAAGGATATGTCTCAGCAAGGGGGTGGCATCCTGACTTCACCTACCCAGCCGATTTCAATTTTGATGCTGGAAAGCGTGCCGCAGATGCAGTAGCTGTTGCGTCTTACCAGTATGCAGACGCAATGTTGAAAGCGAGGGAGGCATGACTGAGTTGCAAGACTACTGCCAAGAACCTCGGACCATGTCCGATCTGGTGGAGGCTGGATTCAAGCCCAACACGGTCTACGCCGCTGTCAAGCGCAACGAATTGAAGAACACCAATGCCGTAGACGCATGGGGGCGTAAACAGCGCGGCAAGGGCTTATTCCTGTCCACCGTCACACCAATCCCCTACAACGCGAGCCTGTTAGTGCAGGCTTGGAACAATCAACCACAAGGAGAAAACCATGTCACAGACTATGCAAATTGAGATTGACCGCGCAGTTAACCGTTTCACGCCACCCATGGAAGTGGGCGGTGGATTTCTCTCCCGCGATGACTTTGCCACGCTTGCACGCAAGGCTGTGACCGAGGGTACGTTGATCGGTTGGGCGCACGCGGAGAACATGACCAGAGAGCGTATGCAGCGCAAGATCACCGAGCTTGAGCATGAGGTCACCATACTGCGTGACCGCGTGAAAGATGTTGAGATGGAGTTGCTGGCGGTCCAGAAGTGAAGATCATCATCCTAGTGCTGGCGGTGCTGGCACTGTTTTACTTTGACTCGGAGGAATTCAATGGAGACAGTAATCACATTTGTGCTTGGCGGCTTGATCGGTATTGCCATCACGCTGCTGGTGCTTTTTTGCATCGTCAATTTTTTACTAGACAAGACAGAGGACAAGTAAATGCCTAGACCTAAGAGTGAATTGACCACCTCACAAAAGCGCATTGGCGCAAAGCTGACGACATGGCAGTATGAGGAATGGAAGAGGCTTGGCGCATCCAAGTGGCTTAAGCAGATGCTGACAGAGAGCTATAAAAGGAGGGCACAGGAATGACACAGGATGAAATCATTGAGATGGCTAAACAAGCTGGCTTTGATATTGATTTACCTGCGTATGAAAACGGGACTGCGTTGGCTATAAAACTTGCCAAACTGGTAGCCGCCAAAGCCTTGGCACAGCCAGAGCAAGAGCCTTGGTGCATGAAGATGAACGGCTGCAAGACAAAGTGTGAAGATTGCCCCGATAAGCCACCACCTACACCACAGCGCACATGGGTAGACCTAACTCGCACGCAAATGCAAGATGTTTATTTTGAAGTTTTAAAGGAACATCGCGGTGGTCATCAGATGGAAGGACAGCTTGCCTTTGGGGAGGCTTTGCAAGCCAAGATTCGAGAGAAGAACACTTGAAATCTGCAAGACTACCGCGAGTGATTGATCTGCTGCAACGCACCGCCTGCACAGCGCCAGAGCTTGGCCGTAAGGTGTACTGCACCGAGCGTTCAGCGCAGCAGATGATCAACCGTCTGCGGCTTGCTGGCACGGTCCACATTCAGGAGTGGCGCAGATCAGGCAATGTGCTGGTGGCGGTGTACAGTTATGGAATTGGCACTGATGCTGTCAAGCCGCCACCGCTGACACCTGTGGAGAGACTACGCCGATTCAGAGCGCGTGAGTCATTGGACGATAAGGCTTTCCGCTTGGCAAGGGAAAGAGGTAAGAGATTAAAGCCGAGGCGCGATCCGCTGGTGGCTGCACTGTTTGGGGATAGATGATGAAGATAACTTTAGATGTTCAACTGATACCTGACTACGGTATCAATATTGATGTGCAGCCAGATGACGGCATCCTCAAATTATCTGCGCCAGAACAAGAGGCAATTGTCAATGAAGCAATCCGCGCTCTTGAGCACTACATAATTATGATCACTGATCCCCAAGAAGACGCTTGAGTCTTGCTATCTCTTTGTCATCCATGAACATGGAGATACCTTTGCCGGCAGTGGACAGCACACCGCGAGTTAATTGGTTTGGGTCTGCATATGTTCTACCAGCGGGGATGTCGCCATGGAATTGATAATTGACAAACAAATCTTCTAGACTTGCTCTTTTTATATCTGAGCCAGGCTTGTTCATTTGCGTTGGCAAAATTTGGTTGTACAAGGGTTGCATAAATTCGCTGATTGGTGCGCCCCTAGTGTTTCCTAAGAACACGCCAGGAATGTCATATCCATATGCGCCATGAGCACCGCGTGAAATTCCCAATTTTGGTAATGCCTCAAAGATTGAGTCACCCATCAAAAATGGTTGTTTGTACATTACATTTGGATCAAGCATCGCGTTTTGCAGATCGGGATAGTTAAATCCAAGACCTTGCTCTGCGCCAACATTACTCATCTTCTCCACAAATACTTTACGCAAATCTCCTGCGCTACCGACAGGCAAACCTTCTCCAGTCAGTAATTGCAAACGCGATGCTGGATCATTCAATCCGACAAAGTCTTTGTATTTACCAGGCTTACCTTTAATAGTCTTTGCCCTCATCTGATCTGATATTTGATTCAATAATTTGGGACTTGGGTTTGTTGCATCAATCAATGATAAAAGCCCAAGCGTTGGACCAGTTGAGAAGTTCTCGCCACCTGGCGGCATTGTGTGTGGGGCCATAAATACGCGCCCAGTACCGCCCATCTTTAGGTTTTCTTCTATAGCCTGCAAGGCTCGATTATTTTGCGACATAGCCTGTGCCTGACCGGAGGCATATCCAATATTGCGTCTAATATTGTTTTCATCCATCATGTACATCAACCCGCCTGGCGTGACAAACGAATTGTTTCCAAGTGGTATGTCGCTGACATTGGTGACTTCGACATTGCGACTTAGTTGATCAGTTGGGTATGTAAAAATGCTGCCGCCACGCATTTGTTCGTAATCAACTTTTCGTCTCGGAACAATGCCAGGCAATTGCCGAGTTTGATATCTTGTACCAACTATCGGATTTGGCTTCTTAGGTGTGACAGGTATATACACATTGCTTGTAGTCCCCTGCGCCAAGTCACCAAGCAGACCAGCGCCAAACCCACCACGCTGCATTGTTTGATTAACCATTGGCGTGATAGCGCGTTCAGCGGCCATGCCAGTGCGTTCAGCTTGCGCGGCCACAGCTTGACGCGGTATTGATGCCAGCATCGCAGCCTCTGGAATTACTGGCGGCAGCTTGCTTGCCTCAAGCAGACCACCAAGGCTTTGCAACATTTCTGGCGCAACCTGACCGCGGGGCTGATAGGTGTACTGTTGCATGACACGCTTTGCCTCTGCCTCAGCAATGCGGTTAGCCTCTCGCGTACCCAGCTTGCCGCTGGTCGCTCCCTTGTACACGCCATAGGGCATACCAAGCAAACCGGCCAGCGCACCGCTGCCAAGGGTTGCAGCAGTCTCTCCAGCGCCGGTCAGATAGTCTAGGTAGGTTGCCATTTATTACCTCGCTCTACGCACTTCGGCAGCAATTGGTTTGATTTGTTTGTAATACGCTTCAATCGCATCGCTCATGCCTGGCTCTGCTGTTGCAATTGCCGACAGTTTTGCGATTTGTGTTGTCAGTGTGTTGGGATTGTTGGCAACCAATTTACTGGTGTCAGAAACCCATCGAATAAATCTTGGGCTTTCCAATAGCTTGGCTGCTGTGTTGCTGGTCAAGACAAGTCCACTCAGGGCAGATAAACCGCCTACAAGTGCTTGCGTCATATCGCCACCAACTCCACCGCCAACCAAACCACCAGCGCCTAATAAGGCTGATGTAACCATCTGAGCGCCAGCAGTGTTAGATGTGTTGACGGCCTTGCCAGCTTCACGCGCACCTGTAGTTACTTTAACCAAGTCATTGATGGATGGAATGATGTTTCGGTATCTCTCGCCAGAGAACAGGACTCGCTTTGCGCTGTCGCTTAAGTTGTTCCAGTTTGTCAAAAATGTATTGGCGCTGAATTCATAGCTGTCAGCCCCTACATCTACGCCTTCTTTCATGCCAGCTTTTGCATTGCCAAGCTGTTGCCAAACTGATGCGGCCAATGTGTCTCGCTCTTCTGGTCTGAAATTACGCATCAACAGTTGAAGTCTACCCATGCCATCTTTTGTGCCTGCCATCGCAAAGTTGACGGCATTCACATCAAGATTTTGATCTACGATTTTTTGTAGTGCAGGCAGATTGACTTCACGATTGAACCGTACATATCGATCATGCAATTTGATTGCTCGGCTTGCAATGTCGCCAGACTGATTAGCCGCAGCCACCACATCCTTACGCAATGCGTCATACAAACGCGCAAAATTTGATGTGTCTGAAAGACCAGAAATATCTGGTCGGGCTAAATCTTTTCCAATGCTTGTTCGCTCTTTTCTAAGCGCAGCAAATGGAACACCACCAAACCCAGATTGGGCATCAGACACAACACGCATGGCGCGATCAATGACTGGCTGATAAATTGGTCCAAGTGTTTGTGGACTTTTGGCAATTTCAGCTTGAAGTTGAGCAACCAATTGGGCTGTGTTTGTTGCTGGGAATCGGTTTTGTGAGCCAACAGCGTTTGCCACAATGTCATCAATCTGTTCGCGTCTTTCCTCAAATCTTTTACCAGCAGCTTGAGAGCCTTCTTGTAAGAATTTTCCAAGTCCACCTTTTTCTGTAAATATTTGCGGTGTAGGTGTCTTGCTTGCTCTAGAAATATCTTCGGCAATATTTCTTGATGCAGTACCCATCTGCTCTTGCATCAATTCGTACCTTGGTGCAATGACTTGAGCGCCGCCAGGCGTTTGCGCGAGTCCAGCCTCCAAACGCTGCACAGCAGGACTTTGCGTAGCGACACCGGCAGGCAGTTTGATGCCGAGTCTTGATGCTGCTTGCGGTATGCCTTGGCGCAGTCCCATCAGCTTTTGTTGGATTGGTGTTAGCAATTGCGGCAGATACTTCTCCGCAAGTTGTCCACCACGCTGACCAATAGCGTTTAGCAAAATATCTTTTGTGACTCCAGTGGCTTGCTCTGCACCGCCTCTGGTTTCAACTGATGGGCCGCCATATTGCATACCCATCTCGTACAGCTTCTTGAATGCTGCGCCACCAGTACCAGCGCCAGCAACCATGCCTGCCGGTCCAAATGGTGACATAAGAGCAGCGCCAGTACCAGCACCAACAAACTCTGAAATCTCTGGCAAAGCGCCAGCAATATCACCCATAGTGGGCAAAGGCACGCCAAAGAGTACAGGATTCTTTTCATTCATCAGTGTTGGCCTACCGGTCTTTGGATCGGTATAGATGAAGTTGTCTTTGTCGTATGGCTGTGCGTCAGGAAAGAATTTCTTTAGCGTTGCCAACTTATCTTCACTGGTGGTGGAAGAGCCGACAGCAGCCCTTACACCTAAAGGCGCACCAGTAGTCATTTCAATCTGTTTTTCGCTTGGCGTTGGTACTTGCAATGACCTGATGTAGTCGGCCAAGGCTTGAGCCGCCTGCCTATCACCAGCCGCATCAGCAGCTTGCAAAGATTTATACAGATCGTCAATAGTTGGTTCAGCCATTATTGACTCCTTCCTGGATATAGTTTTAGTAATTCTTGAATTACTGGAGGCGTTGGCGGTCTAGCTGGAGCTGGAGCTGGTCTAGGTGCACTAAATGATTTAGGCAACTGCATGATCGGTTGACCAAACTGTAGATTTGTTCTCATTGCTTCTTGAATCATGCGATCTTTCATTTCACCTGTTTGAGCAAAGAAATAGCTTGGACCGCCAAGACCTTTTATGTATGTTGAAAGGTTTGTTGGGTCACTTAATTGGGCTTGTAATCTTGGTAAATCTTCTTTGTTTAATACGCCAAGCTCTGCCGCTTTTCTTGCTTTGGTCAGCAAATCTTCATAAATTGCTGTTTGTGTAGCGCCTTTCGATCCAATGCCACCAAGTTGCATTCCTTCTTGAGAAACGACATTTTCTATTTTTTCAAGCGCAGCTACAAAGTCAACGGCAGCTTTTATTGCTTCCCTTGACTTTGAAATCTCTTCTGGTCTTGGCGCAAATGGCGTTGACTTAACACCAGCAGCCAATGGGACTGCGACAGCACCATCAGCAGGCGCAACAACCGGAGGTGTTACTGTTCTTCTAGCTGGCGCAGCCGTACTGACAGCACTTGGCTGAACAATAGTTGCTGGCGTTGTTGATGGCGTAGGAATTTTGCCTTTGTAGCTTGGCGGTGGAAATGATGGTGGAAGAGGCGCAGGCTGTGTATACACAGTTCGAATAGAGCCGTCAGGCCCAACCCGTTCGGTTGGCACTGGCTTGCTCAACTCACGATACGCCAAAGCATATTTGGCGCTGCTTGGGTCTTCGGTCAACAATATGTTGTAAGCCAAGCCAGTTGTGCCGCCACCGAATGCGCCTTCAGCAGTTCCAACCAGCGTGGCTTGTTTTGTATTTCTGTTCAACTGGTAAGTACCAACGCCAGGCAAACCAACCTTGACGGCACTTGCACCACTCACAATCTCGTACTCATCACTAGGCGCTTGCACCGTGCTGACCTGATTTGTTCTATTGTTGATCTGATATTTTCCGCGAGGATCAAGTCCGAGGTCGGCAGCATCTTGACCAGTAATGGTTTCAAAACTCTCACGCCTCATGCTTTCTTCAAACACCTTTGGCAGCATAGCGTCAGGATTCATTGCCACCAACAATTTTTGTTGAGGCGATAAAGAACCAAAAATATCTTGCTGTGGCTTGGGCTTGTTGGATACCGTAACTTCTGGCAATGATGGTAGACCAACTCCTTCTGGCATCTGCTGACCAATCAATGCTTGGCGAGCATTAGTCGGTCCAAAAGGCAAGCCGCCAATAAGTTGAGATTGGAGTGGGCTGATGGTTTCGCCAACCCTCGGAAACGCTGTTTGAGGCTCTGCTGCAACGGCTGGCGGTGCTTGATCTCCAATAAGATTCCGCGTCAACATTTGTTGCAATTGTTGTTTTCGCTTGTACTCATCCAGCTTCTGCTTGGTCATCAATTGCTCGATAGCATTCTTTTGTGCGCCTTGATAACCGGCAGTGCCAGCCTCATACGCGCTACCAAGTGCCTGACCAAAGGAAACAGGTTGCGTAGTCCATCCGCTGTTCTTGAGCAGCGACATGGCGGCGCTCATCAGCGCCTGATTCTGCATAGCCTTTTGCTGATCTCTGCTCAAATACTCATTCATGCCTGAGTCAGCACCGCCAAACAGTAAGCCGCCAAGGTTTGATCCAAATGATGATGGTGCAGCATTTGATGTTGGTACTTGGAAGTCGGAATAAGGCACTGCCGCTGGATTAGCAAGTTCTCTAATCCTTGCGGTTTCAGCAAACATCTGTTGCAATTCTTCATCAGTCATTTTTCACCTCATCCAAGTAAGCCGCCACTGCGTACACCGTACATCTTCATCAAATCTTCATAGCTCTGATTGCTGCCCATAGGCAACTGCACTGGCTGCATTGGCGCTGGTTGCGGCTGTTGTTGTCCACCCATAAGCCCACCCAATAATTGCATTGCGCCAAGTGCAGTTTGCATATTCATGCCGCCAGCAGGCATCTGCCCAAACGATGATGGTGCTTTAAGGCCTGTGCCGGTTGCTGGATCAGCAAATGCATTTGTTGGTATTGACGATGGACTCATGCCAAGATTCATGCTTGGCGGCTGACCACCATAAAAATCCATGCCAGCGCCCATCTCAGGTTTACGAATACCACCTGCGGCATTGCCACCGCCAAAAAAGTTGTTTAGGTAGTTCATGCTAATAAGCCTCCAAGTGCAGCACCGCCAAGTGCGCCCCATGGTCCAAGGGCGGCCATGCCAGGCATTCCAGCAAGTGATGCACCTGCCAATGCACCACCTAAGATGCCAGACCCAATATTACGCTGCATCGGCTGAGTTGATGTTGATGTCGATCCAAGATTTGCAGGCTGTGCGCTCATAGCAGATTGTTGAATCGCAAGACGCTGCAAAGGAAGATTGCGCTCTGCATCCATCTTCATCTGTGCGTATTGCTGTCTAGTCAATCCAAGATTCATGGCGTTTTGATAGCCCTGCATATTCATTTGGCGCGCTGCCGCTGCCAACTGTGCAGATTGTCCATAACCGGCAGAGCGCAAACCAGATGCTGTGCGTGATGCTTCTCGCAATGCCGCCTCGTTTGTCAGTGCGCCTTGTACGCCAGCGCGTGAACCGCCAAAGGCTTTGGCGGCAGTAGCTTGCTGTGCGTCCCGCAAAGCCGCCATTTGTCTAGATTGCTCAATGTCTTGCAAAGACTGCTGAACGACTTGATTCTCGTATGGGTTTTGGAACGCTTGAATATCTTCAGCGCCAAAGGGTTTCATGCTGGCCTCGTACAAAGCAGCTTCACCAGCCTCATATCGCGGATCAAATCCAGCATATTGCTGAACACCAAGACCGCCAGCGGTAGAACGCGCTAAATCTAAGTTCGACAAATAAGCCGCACGCGCCTCTGGATCAATTTTGTTTGTTTGCGTTACCGTTTGATTTCTTCCACCCTTAGACATAAGTCACCTCACAAGTCTTTGCACATTACGAACCACTTTGGCTCGTATCCCCTGTCTCTTAAAAATGATCTCTCCCAACCCTTACGGCCAGCGAGAGACACTCGGCTGCAACCTTCACTCTTCCCCCACGATTCGATGATAGGTTGCATCAATCGGAGTTCATCTAGGTCGCCGCCAGCAAGGAAGAAGTGCAAATCCTTTAACTGCGGGTAGACAATGATCTCTGTCACTATTACTGAATCAAGAGCAGGCCAAAACTGGAAATGGCCTTGTCTGATGCCTTCAGCAATATCCTCAACACTGTGACTGCCTCCAGAGTATTCTAGTGCCGCAGCCACATGATGGCGCAGTCTCCCAAACTCTTCCCAATCAATCAACGCTTACCTGCCGCCACCGCATCGACTCTGGTCACGCCAACGCGCCAATCTTGCAGCACAGCGCCTGTGTAGCGAATCTTGACCTGACGGCCGGAGAACCGCGCATCTGTGGGCTGTGACGCTGAATATGGGCCGTGTGTCGTTTCTGTCGATGTCGGATACATCCGAGACTTGAAGCTGATCTGCACCTCGCCCAGCGTCTGCTCGTCAGGAATGACTTGACGCACCGACATGATGTTCTCTCCCACGCCAATCTCGTATGGTCCAGACTCGGCATAGACAGAGCCACCGTCATAGCCAAAGCCAACCTCGTGCTCGTAGATGTAGCCTGATGGGTCAACCATGATGGGGTTGAGATACACACCACGGTCAACACCAGCAGTACGCGCCAAAGTGCCAATATTCCAGTGGCTTTCGCGGTAGTTGTAGATCACATATGAATCGATTTCATTGCTTGCGCTTGATGGGTAGAACCACCAGACCTCGCCATATTTGCTGTTGTGGACAGCGTAGACCTTTGACGCTTGGTTGTAGTTCATGTTGCTGAACACATAGTCAGAGACATCGCAAGCCATTGGCTTGACATATCCGTCAAATGTCCAGAATCCTGATCGAGACATCCACATGGCGGCAGAGTCGATGGCCGCCACAGACTGAGATGAAATCACGCCACAGCCTGAACCGGCACGCTCAAAGCTGTACACATAGGGTAGGCCGACATAAGTCGCGGTGTGGACATCGACATCAGTGAACAGCAGATTGATGCCTCTGACGCGCTTTCCACACTTCAGAGCGCCAACAGTGTTCAGTTCAAAGTCACCGGCCTGATTGGTGGCTGCCGCCGTCCATGTTGTGTTGTCCTCTTGATCTGACCACTTGACCAGACGCGGATTGCTGGACGCACCCAAAGCAAACAGGAATCGCTCGGCAGTGGACAGCAAGGCAGCGCAGCCGGTTGGCGCGTTGGTGATGGCAACCGCCAAGGTTGGCGTTGTGAATCCCAACTGCCACTCATAGAGCTTGCCATCGGTGTCGGCGCACGCCACCAGATACTCGCCCCAAGTGTCCAAACTCCATGTGGTGGCTGGCGCAATAGCACCGGCATCAGGACGCGCTACACCATAGGCGAATGAGCCATAAGTGTTGTACCCATAGCCTGTGCCGCTGATCC